AGGAAGGTCTTTGTGACGTTGAACATGTAGGCGTCTCCCGTTGTTTGTAGGGAGAATATGGGGATGTTTAGTTCTAACGTCAAGCGCCTAACAGGGCATTGTTAATCACTAAATGTTACAACCCCAGCCAGTGGGCAACTGGTGTAAATTATCTTGGGCTTAGGCCCATGCTCGACTAGGTAAAATGTCAGACGCCGATCCAAATACAAATGGGAAGGAAAAGGCTAAATCCACGCTTTTCCAGCCCGGCCAGATAGCCAATCCCGCTGGTAGACCAAAAGGCTCGCGCAATAAGCTAGGCGAGCAGTTCATTCAGGCTCTGCAGCAGGACTTTGAAACTAACGGCGTCCAGGCTATTGCCACGGTTCGCGAAGAGCGCCCCCACGAATATCTGAAGGTTGTGGCGTCGCTTCTGCCTAAACAGATTGAAATTAAGGAAGATGCATTTGACGGCGTTAGCGATGAGCAACTCGCCGCTCTTGTCCATGCCGCCAGAGACGCTCTCGGTGTTGCTGAAGGCAGCGGAGAAAGAGCGTCTCACTAGGCTCTCGCGGAACAGGCTTAGGGACTATCGGCCCTATTCCAAGCAGCGAGACTTTCACTCAGCCGGTAAGCTCTATAACGAGCGCCTGTTCATGGCTGGTAATCAGCTTGGCAAGACGATTGCCGGTGGGATGGAATGGGCCATGCACTTGACGGGCAGATACCCGGATTGGTGGGATGGCTACACCTTCGATCATCCCGTGCGCTTCTGGGCTTCTGGGGTGACTGGCGAAAGCACTAGGGACAACCCCCAGCGCATCCTGGTCGGCCCCCCTCAGCAGAAAGAGGCTTGGGGCACAGGATCGGTTCCCTTTGAGTGTCTCAAGGATTGGGACATAACCCGGGGCTTGCCCAATGCGATTGACAGCATTGTGGTCAAGTGGGGCGGGGGTGGTGACGTACAGGCCCAAGAAAGCGTTTGCGCTTTCAAGTCTTATGAGAAGGGCCGCGAGAAATGGCAGGGGGAAACCCTAGACGGTGTTTGGTATGATGAAGAGCCGCCTTTAGACATTTATACCGAAGGCAATACTCGCGTTCAGGCCCGGAACGGTTTAGCTATCATCACTTTTACACCCCTGAAGGGCATGAGTGAGGTTGTGAGTTTGTTTCTCACAGACGTAATGCTTAATGAGCTTCAAGAAAATGCAAAGGCGTCAGCGGCATGACCCGGCACGTCACGATGATGACAATCGGCGACGCCGAGCATTACTCGCCCGAGCGCCGTGCTGAGATTATCGCCGGTTATCCTCTTCATGAGAGGGATGCGCGTTCCAAGGGAATACCCGTGCTGGGATCTGGCGCGATATTCCCGGTATCCGATGAGGATATCATGTGCGCGCCGTTTCAGATCCCGGCCTATTGGCCCCAGATCAATGGGGTAGACTTTGGCTACGACCACCCGTTCGGTGCTGTGAATTGCGCCTGGGACCGGGATTCCGACACGTTCTACGTCTGCAAGGAATACACAGTCCGCCTTCAAGGCCCGATTATGCACGTTGGCGGGATTAGACCTTGGGGTGATTGGATCCCAACCTCATGGCCCCATGACGGGCTACAGCACGATAAGGGCGGATCTTGCGAGGAATTGGCGAGCCAGTATCGCAACTTGGGTCTGAACATGCTCCCAGAGCGTGCTACGTTCCCTAACGGGGGAAATGGCGTAGAGGCTGGCGTTCTTGAAATGCTAGATATGATGCAGACCGGCCATTGGAAGGTGTTTAGCACCTGTGGTTCGTGGTTTTCTGAAAAGCGTCTTTACCACCGTAAAAATGGGCAGATCGTCAAGGTAAAAGATGACGTGCTTTCCGCCTCTCGATACGCTTTTATGATGCGGCGCTTTGCCAAAACAAACACAATTAAAAAGATCGGCCCCAAAATGCCCCAGCAAGTTGGCGGCGGATGGCAGGGCCGCTAGGATTTAATGGCTACCGAAGACACACGTCATAACAGCGACGAAGACAAATCCGGCACCAAGGACGAGCAAATCGTTCGTGAGGCAATGCGCCGTTTTGACATTTGCGCCACTGTTGAAAATGACGCTCGCCAGCGCTTCATTGCGGACGTCAAGTTCGCTAACGGTGACAGTGACAATCTCTGGCAGTGGGATGCAAACTCCCGCACGGCCCGAGGCTATGGGACAATTGACGAACGCCCCTGCCTGACTATCAACGCCACCAGGCAGTTCAACCTTAACATCATCAACGACGCCAAGCAGAACAAGCCAGGCGTCAAGGTTAAGCCGGTTGGTAATGGCGCTACCTATGACGCGGCCCAGGTATTTGAAGGCATTGTCCGGCACATCGAGTATATCTCAAATGCCCAGGCTGCTTATGACACGGCGACCACGTTTCAGGTGCAGGGAGGCATTGGCTGGCTTCGTGTCACGACTGATTACCCTGATTTCAATGACCAGTCATTCGACCAAGAGATATTCATTCGCCGGGTGAAAGACCCGCTGACCATCTACCTCGACCCCGATATTAAGGAAGCTGACGGTTCGGACGCGCGCTACGGCTTTGTCTTTGATGATATGAGCCGGGATGTATTTAACGAAAAATATCCCAAGCACAAAAGCCTTGCTACCAAGTCCCCGCTTGACGTTGCTGGCGATTGGCTCCGTGGCGATCAGGTCCGGGTTGCTGAGTATTACCGGGTAGTTGAGACTGACGATAAGCTGGTAGCGCACATCGGCCCGGATGGGCAGCGCGCTATTCTTCGCAAGTCTAAGATGGCTGCAGAAGATTATAAGACTGCCATTGACGATCCACAGACCAAAGAGCGGGACATTAGCGACCGCACGGTTGAGTGGTATTGCATTGCAGGCGACAAGATTATTGACCGGTCCATCTGGGCTGGGCGCTATATCCCCCTGTTGCGGGTGATTGGCGAAGAAACCATCATCAACGGTCAGTTAGATCGCAAGGGACATACGCGGGCACTCAAAGACCCTCAGCGCCTTAGCAACTATTGGTATTCTGCTGCCACTGAACACGTCGCCCTACAGTCCAAGACGCCTTACATCGGCCCGATGGCTGCTTTTGAGAACCTTGAGACGTATTGGGACAGTGCGAATACCGTCAATCATGCTTGGTTGCCGTTTAATCAGTATGACGACAAGGGCCAGCAGTTAGCGGCCCCTCAGCGCCAGCCCCCGCCCATCATGGCCGAGGCTTACATCAAGGGCCTAGAACTGTCCGACCTAAAGATGAAGCAGGTTTCTGGTCAGTACGAAGCTGACCTAGGAATGCAGGGTAATGAGAAATCCGGCGTAGCGATCCAGCAGAGGCAGCGCCAAGGTGACAACGCGACGTATCATTATATTGATAACCTTGCTCTTGCTATTCGCTATCTGGGCAAACAACTAATTGACCTCATTCCCAAGATTTACGATACCGAGCGTGTTGTGAAGATAATGGGCGAAGATGGGATTGAGAAAGAAGTTCGGATTGATCCCAAGGCACAGCAGGCTTACCAGCAAGAACAGAGTGAAAATCTTGCCTCGATCAAAAGCATATTTAATCCCTCTGTTGGCCGTTACGACGTAGAGGCAGACATTGGCCCGGCGTTCGCTACTCGCCGCCAGGAAGCTTTCCAAGCTCTTATGCAGCTTGCGAAGAGTGACAACCAGATCATGCTCAAGGCGGGCGATTTGGTTGTGAAGGCGTCGGATATTCCGCTGGCTGACAAGATTGCTGAGAGACTGAAGCCGCAGCCTGGTCCCGACCCGCAGATGCAGGAAGCCCAGAAGGCGATCCAGTCTCAGGGCGAAATGATGACGAAACTTTCTAGCGAGCTAACCAAAATCAGGGCTGACCGCTCGATTGAGGAGCAGCAGAAGGACATTGATCGTTATAAGGCTATCACTGACCGCATGAAGGTCTTGCTTCCGATGGAAACGAGCCCAGCCGCAGCCCAGCAAATGCTGCAGGATATGCGTATGGCTGAACATCAGAGCAGTCTGGGAATGCTGGCTAGGGAACACAGTGCGATGCTGGGTTCTATGCAGTCGAACCAAAACAATAGCGCGGCACCGGGTCAACAGGCTCCACAGGAGCAAATGCCCCAAGGGCCGGAAGCGCCGCAGCTCGAAGACCAACAGGCCCAAGCGCCGCAACCCGCACAGGCAGCAGAATGAATTGGCCGGAAATCATCAAGGACACTCCCTTGGCAAAGCATGACAGGCTTTCCGTGATTGCCCGTATGGCTTCCGATGGGTCGCTTAATCCTGAAGATCGGGAAACCGCTCTGAAGGCCCTCGCGTCGGCTTACCTCTCTTTATTGGGCACAGCAGCAGAATGAGTAAGGCATCCCGCATCATCCGTCCTAAAGCCCATAAGAAGGCCGACGATCACCGCATGATCCACAAGCTGATCGCCAAGACAGCCAAGGAGCTTGCTGGCACGTTTTACGAGTTTGCCGCTCACGATAACGAGTTTTATAAGTTCTATCCCAAAATGCAGTATTTTATCGATCGGGAATGGGAACGGTTCGTAACGGTTGCCAAGCAGACGCTAACGGATTGCCTTGCCTCTGGCGCACTGACCGAAAAGGACAAGGGCGACATTTACGAAGCCCTGATTAACGACGCCACGCTGCCCTACTCGAATACTGAAACCCAGATCACTAATTTTAGGCATTAAAAGGATCGATTATGGCAAAGGATAATAAGGGTCATGGTTCGGAACGTCGGGGCAAAATTCAAATTGCTTTGAAGCCCGGAACGGCCATTGGCTATAAGGTTGAAGACGTTGGCTCTGGCGGTAAAAAGACCACCGTAAAGCAGGGTAACTACTATTCTACGGGCCAGCATTTCTCTAAGCGTTAATCTATTTCTCCGTAGCGGTGCGGTTCACCGTGTAAATCGTCCTTGAGAGTTTCTCATGTCAGAAGTTGGTACGCCTAACCCCGATACGTCCACCATCGAACAGGATGGGGCCGTAGTTGAGACGGTAATCCCCCAGGAACCTGTTGAAGCCCCGGACCCCGAACCGGAAGTCCCGGAAGCCGCTGCTGCTGCCCCTGAACCTGAACCCGAGAAACACAAGGTCAAGCCCTGGTTTCAGGACCGCATCGACAAGCTCACCCGGGAAAAGCACGAAGAACGCCAGCGGGTTGTGGCCCTAGAGGCCAAGCTGGCCGAATTTGCTCCGGAACAGCCAGAACGGCAGACATTCGATCCGGCCAACTTCGATAGCCTCGTAAAGCAGGAAGCCTCTAGGCAGATCGCAGCCGAAAAAACCAAAGAACGCGGCCAGGGCTTTCTTAACGCTGGCGTCAAGGATTACGGCGGTGACGCGTTTACTGAAAAGTGCAATATGGTCGCTGCCATGGGTGCTGGGGACAGTCCCGAGTTCATGCAGCTCATTACCGATCCCGAGATTATCCCCAATGGACATAAGGTTGTTGCCGCACTGGCTGATAACCCTGAGGAAGCCCAGCGCATCCTGTCCTTGGAACCCATTAAGATGGCTGCTGCCCTAACGCGGTTTGCGGCCATGCCAGCGGCAAAGGCTCCGGCCCCGCTGTCTAGCGCCCCGGCCCCCATCAGGCCCGTGGGCGGTACTGCCAAGTCCTCCACGTTGGAAGATACGGACGACATCAAGACTTGGCTTGCCAAGCGCAACGCAACCGCTCGCACCACGGCTGGCGGGAAGTCTAATCGGAACTAGTCAATCTAAATAACCCTCCGGGGTTAAATAACTGACTTGGCGCAGATACGCCTTGTGACGGCCTGTAAATCTTGAGGCTCAGGCACTCAAAAAACCGACCCTAAGCTGCGCGGCATAGCCGTTTTCTTCTCTCTCTTCTGCTTGGTCGGCATGTGGTTCGGGCACCCTTAACGCCCTCACTCCATTGCCAAACTTTAACCAAAGCACGGATGGCTGCGGCCACCGGAAGAAAGGAACGTTATGTCTAATACCCTTCTGACTATTGGCGGCATCACCCGCGAAGCCATTCGCCTGTTTATGAATAGTAATGCTTTTATCGGCAACATTGAGAAGCAGTACGACTCGTCTTTCGCCAAGACCGGCGCAAAGATTGGTCAGCAGCTTCGCATCCGTCTGCCTAACGACTATGTGGTTTCGGACGGTCCGGCCCTTAGCGTGCAGGACACCAACGAACAGCAGACGACTATCACTGTCGCCACCCAGCGCCACGTTGATACCTCGTTCAATTCGGTGGATATGACCATGAGCTTGGACGACTATTCCGAGATCATCCTGGCCCCGAAGATCAACAACCTGGCCGGTAACGTTGCTTCGACCATCATGTCGGGCGTGACTGTTGCTCAGGGTGCCTTCGCGGGCACTGTGGTCAACGGTGCGGAAGGCGGCATCAGCAACTATGTTGCGAATGTTGATGGGTCGAATAACGTTATTTCGCCCACCTCCGAAACCTGGCTTACCGCTGGCGCTAAGCTCGATCAGAACTCGGCTATGGTCCAGAACCGCAAGGCTGTTCTTGATCCCTTCACGATGGCGCGCACTGTGTCCAGCCTGTCGGGCCTGTTCAATCCGGCTGCTGATATTGGCCGTCAGTATCGCAATGCCCGCATGTATGACGCCCTGAACCTGGAATGGTTCATGGACCAGACTGTGGTCAACCACACTGTCGGCACGTTCTCTGCCGGTGGTACGGTCAACGGCGCTTCCCAGACCGGCACGACCATTACGGTTAATGCCATCACGGGCACTCTGACCAAGGGTGACATCATCACCTTTGCCGGTGTCAATGGCGTCAACCGCGTCACCAAGCAGACGACTGGTACGCTGCAGCAGTTCGTTGTGACCGCTGCGGTTGCCACGGGCGGCACCTCCGTCACGATCTATCCGGCCATCGTTCCCCCGAGTTCGGGTAATGCTGTCCAGTATCAGACCGTCACGGCTTCCCCGGCCAATGCGGCTGCTATGGCTCTGGTTGCCAACGCTGGCGCGACGTATCGCCAGAACTTCGTCTATGCCCAGCAGGCCGTGACGATGGTGACCGCTGACCTCATGATGCCCCCGAATGTTAAGGGTGCCCGTGAGCAGATGGACGGCGTTTCGATGCGTGCTGTGACCCAGTACGTTATTGGCACCGACCAGACGGCTGATCGTCTGGACGTGTTGTTCGGCTTCTTGTTTGTTCGCCCGGAATGGGCTTGCATCGTGGCCGGTACTATCTAACTAAGTAAAATACGGCCCCGGTAGATTGTCTGCCGGGGCCGACTTTTAAGGAGATTTGCGTGAGCGCACCGGGCCTGAAAATCACGAACTTTCATTATTCTAATATCACCCTTCCCAAAGGGCCTGAAGGTTTTGTGGAATATCCCAAGTGGGTCCATCGTGACGGAGGCCATTCGTGCATTGTCCAGAATAGCGAAGAAGAAGCCGCGTTTCTTAGTTCGGTGAATAGCGTAGTCACTACGCCCCCGGAACCGTTGCCTATGCCCTCCGTCCCTACCGTGACCCTTTCCCCCGACAACGATGAGAAATCCTTGCTTCTGGCACTTGCCAAGGAAAAAGGGATTGCCGTCGATGGCCGTTGGAAAGTTGACAAGCTCCGCGCTGCTATGACCGCAGCCCAGCCACAGGCCGATTAAGTGACCGTAACAACCCCTGCCGATATTATACGTCTAGTCCTTAAAGATACCGGCGTCATTGGCGTCGGGCAGACGGCTAGCGCAGAGGATACAAACGACCTTTTCGACACCATGAACATGATGATTGGGGAGTGGGCTTCTAAGCGCTGGCTTCTCTATCACCTTATGGACCTTTCCATAGTTTCAACGGGCGCTATTTCATACACAGTAGGCCCAGGCGGTGACATTGACACTGGAACCATGCAGAGGCCCGATAGGCTGGAAGACGGTAACTTCTTTCGCCAGCTAATCACGGCGTCATCGCCTAACAAGATCGACTACCCTCTTGCGCTCCTTGAAAGCCGCGAGGATTACAACCGGATCGGTCTGAAACAACTAACAACCATTCCGCAATACATCTATTACGATGCGGCCTATCCTTTGGGCATCGTCTATCCATGGCCGGTGATCCAGGCTAGCCAGTATGAATTGCATATCCTAGTCAAGGCGCAGCTTCCGCAGTTCGCCAACCTAGCCGACCCTATCAATCTCCCCAGCCAGTATTACGGCGCACTCCGCTATAATCTTGCCTGTAGGGTTCGCTCTATGTATCAGCTTTCACCCGATCCCACGTTGATCTCGCTGGCTACCGATAGCCTAAGCACCATCCGAAACATGAATGCCCAGGTTCCCCGCCTTCGCATGCCTGCGGGTATTGGCAGGGGCAACAAATATAATATCTACAGTGATTCAAACTACTAGAGCGTTTGCGGGTCTGCGCTTTACCTAGTCAACCATTCCGACCCTGAAGGACTAATCCCATGGCCGCTATAATTCCGAAGTTTCTGACTGGTTACCGCCTTGTTCGCGGTGAAGACCTGAATACGATTGTTGATGACGTCAACAACATCAACGGCAACGGCACGCCCCAGCCGGGCACGTTTACGACCATCAACGCCTCTGGCGTTATCACGGCCACGGGCGGCGTTAAGAACGCTTCTGGCGGTACGTTCAGGTGGGCCAATGGTGGATCTGTTGCGCTTGCTACGTCTGGCACGGACACTGCCTGCTCGAATGGCGACCGTTATTGGGTTGGCGTATCCCTTGACGTTAATGCCACCCTGACCGGCATTTCCTATCTGATTGGTTCGGTTGGCGGAACTGACAAGGTTATCGTGGAACTTCGCAACACTGCGGGCGTTTTGGTTGCAACGTCTGCCCTTACGGGTGCGACCGTCGGCACCGCTGCTAATCTTCAGTCTGTGGACTTTATAGCCCCGGTTGCTGTCACCGCTGGACAGTATTACGCGGTTGTTCAGTTTAATGGCACCACCGCAAAGTTTCGCACCTACCCGATCCCAGGCTCCCCGTTTGTTGCCTCCACTGCTGCGGGCACGTTCGGAACTCCTGTCGCATCAATTACCCCGGGCACCACGTTTACGGCGTCCAAGGGTCCGATCTGCCTGACCTACTAATCGATGAAAATTCCGCTTACCCAAGGGGCTTATGAAGCGCGATCCATCCTTGCGGATGCTCAACGCTGCATAAATCTTTATCAAGAGGCTAACCCCAAGGACTCTCCGTTTCCGTTTACACTTTACCCAACACCGGGGCTTGATCTTCTGACCACGGCTCCGGTGGTTGGTCCTATTCGCGCTACCTACCAAGCCTCGAATGGGAACTTCTATGTCGTGGTTTCCAACAAGGTTTACACAGTCTCTACGGCTTATGTGTGGACGTTGTTGGGCTCTATCGGCACCACTGCCGGATTTGTCTCGATCACCGATAACACCTTAGCCTGTGTTTTGGTTGATGGGTCGGCTAACGGTTACGCCATCAATTTGGCGGGTAACTCGTTTGCGTCTATCTCGGCCACCAATTTCTTCGGGGCCAATACCGTCGTTTATCTCGACACCTATCTATTGTTCAATCGACCCGGGACTAATCAGTTTTACTTCACCTATTCCAATGCCACTTACGCAATGTTGATAGGCGGGACGGCCTTCGACCCCTTAGACATAGCGGCCAAGACTGGCGGCACTGATAATATCGTCGGTCTTGCGGTCATGCACCGGGAACTTTGGCTTATCGGGGTACAGACCTCGGAAGTTTGGTTTGATGCGGGCGGCACAGACTTTGCCTTCCAGACTATGCCGGGCGCGTTTGTTGAGCATGGGTGTGCCGCTTCGGGCTCCATTGCCAAATACGATTTGGCGCTTTACTGGCTTGGTCAGGACACGGCGGGTAACTCGGTTGTCTTCGAAGGCGCACAGTATCGGGTGAAACGTATCTCCACCCATGCGATTGAAAAGGACATTGCGACCTATCCTACTAAGTCCGACTCCCTTGGGTTTACCTATCTCCAAGAGGGCCATGTTTTCTACGTTCTGATCTTTCCCTCCGCTAACGTGACCTGGGTTTATGACGTTGGGGAGAATATGTGGCACAGGCGCTGCTGGTCAGATACAGATGGCGCGCTAAACCGCTGGCGTCCTAATTGTTACGCCCAGTTTAATAACCAGCTTACGGTTGGCGACTATGAAAATGGCAATCTTTACGGGCTGAACCTCGATACATATCTGGATAATGGCGATCCAATTGTTCGCATCCGGTCTTTCCCGCATATTGCAAAAGAAAACGACCGACTAATCCACAAAAGCATGATTGCAGCCTTTGAGGTTGGCAATCAAATGAGTGACGCAACTCTAGACCAAGACTTCTGCTCCCTGCGCTGGTCCGATGACGCGGGCCGGTCCTATGGCGAGGCCGTTTTGCAGACTTTTGGCAATACCGGCGACTACTTGACGTCTATGCAGTGGAACCGCCTGGGCTTGGCCCGTGACCGGGTTTATGAGTTTTCGTGGTCGGCTCCGGTCAAAACTGCGCTTCAGGGTGTTTACCTTGAAATCCTGAAGTGTGCTTCGTGAGTTCTCCCGGAAAATTACAGGGCTTCCCGGCAAACGTCAGCCAGTTCGTAGACGCCTCGGGCAATATCCTAACCATCTGGCTGTACCTGCTCCAGACGCTCTGGAAACGCACAGGGACGGCCCAGGGCGGCACTTCTGCCCCTACCGGGTCCATCCAAGCCTTTGCCGGTCCAGAGGCGTCCATCCCCGCCGGGTGGCTTCTGTGCGACGGGTCCGCAATCAGCCGGATCGACTACGCGGCACTGTTTACCGTCATCAACACCTATTGGGGTGTTGGAAACGGCTCTACAACCTATAATATACCAAACATGCAGAACCGCGTTCCCGTGGGGGCTACCCCCCTTGCCTTCGCCAGCCGTGGCGGTGCGATCCTGACCACGGGCGGGACGATTGGTTACGCGGCGGTTAATTGGATCATTAAGCAGTGAGCCAACCATTTACCATCTATGCCCTTCCAAGGTCACGGACGGCATGGTTGGCTGAGTTTCTAAGCTACAAAGACTGGCAATGTGGGCACGAGCAGGCAATCTTTTGGCGCTCAATTGACGACATAAAGCGTTTTTATGCCCTTCCCAGAACCGGGGCTGTTGAAACCGCAACGGCTCAAGCCTGGCGGATCATTCACCACCATGTCCCGAACATCAAAGCCGTGGTTATACGCAGGCCGATTGATGACGTGATGGCTAGCATGTTGAATGTCGATCTTAATGGAGAAATGCATTACGACATTCCAAGGCTTAAAAAGGTCATGGAATACGGTGATAGGGTACTTGCTGAGATAGCATCCCAACCCGGAACACTGAGCCTAGACTTTGCAGACCTAGACACAATGGAAGGTTGCAAAAGCCTTTTTGAGTTTTGCCTCCCTTATGAGTTTGATCAAGGCTGGTGGGAATACATCAAGAACGTTAATATCCAAGTCGATGTTTTGTCAGCAATCCGCCTGTACCACGAAAACAAACCCGAAATTGAGGGTTTTAAAAAAGCGCTTTGGCGTGAAATGCGTCATCTAGCCCAAGCAGGCTTAATTTCAAAGGAAAAGCACTTTGCCTAGTATTACCCTTCCTATGGCTATTGCCGGTGCCGCTGCTGTTGGGGCGGGCGCTACGATTTATGCCTCCGGTAGAGCGTCTAGTGCCCAGACTAAGGCTGCTCAGGTTGCTGCTCAGACGCAGAAAGACTTTTACGGGCAGTCCAAAGAAGTACTAAACCCTTATATTCAGGGCGGCACTCAAGCGTATAGCACCTTAAATAATTTGCTTGGAGTTGGGGGTAATTCCGCGACCATGCAAAGCACGCTTGAAAGCCTACCTGGATATCAGTTTTCCCTTGATCAGG